TCGATGTTCTGCGTGTAGACCTCTTCGACCTCGACACGCTCGTACATCAGGGCATCGTACACTTCGAAGTATTCCGTGTTGCTCATGCGCGTATTATAACCTAACCTATGACCGAATGCAAGAGGAAAATAGAAAATATTTTTTTCCCATTTTCTGGAAAGTATGCATTTTGATACGTTCGCCGGAAAAAATCGCGTGGACGGGACTCCTGCCAATATGGCAGCAGAGCCATAGATGCTAACATCCATTAACTTTAAAGGGACTCCAATTTAAATTCCAAACTAAATTTAAATTATACTCCAAGGGACTCCTACTACATATGGTATCGGAGATTAATATGAATTACGATAAAAGAGAAAAAGTTGCCGCGTTAGTTGCAAAGATGCATCCTAAGAATCCAAAGGCTATACGCCTAACTCGTCAATATAAATTAGATTCGGCGGTTGTGACTCCAGTGACTCCAGTGACTCCAGTGACTCCAGTAGTATCTGAGGTTGTCGAAGCTGTGGTAGAACCAGAACCCGAACCTGTCAAGAAGACTTCCAAGAAGAAGGCTTAGAGAACTTTCATAATCCAACCAGAAAGAGTTGGGACTCCTCCAACTTTGGTTGCAAGCTGATGTCTGTGGTTGCCATCGCATAGGTCATACATACCATCTGAGTTTTCAAATACCACAATATCATCCTTTTTTGAATCATCCCATGTATCACTTGGGATAGGTTCTATGGGTACGAAGTATCTTATTATCTTTTCTATTGGTATTGTAGGATTATGTATAAGGTGTATGACAGGCTTCTTCAACTCGACAGCCAAGTTGTACTGAGAAATCGCGTCAGGATCTCTTTTCCAATTACCAGCACATACAACTAAGTTACATTTACTGATGAGATTGCGTCTCTCATCTGTATCTAAATCAAATCCATGCACGACTTGAGCCTCTGCTAACTTAAAGTGCTCTTCTTCTTTGTATGTTTTTCTTCTCTTTATGTATTCTCTGGTGTTCTCATAGATGAATTGTTCACATCTGAGCAAAAAATCTACCTCTGAGAGTGATCCGATACCATAAATTAATGAGGTTCTAGCAAAAATATCGTTTATTTTCTCATCATATGGGTGCGGCCATGGCACAGATTTGGCTCCATACCCCGTATAAGCTAGAATTTTCTCCATTTGTCACTCTTCCAGCTTCAATGGAAGCTTGTTATTCTTAATAAAAGCCTCTCGATTCTTGTGCCAAGAGTCTCTACCTACTAATTCGCCTCGGGAGTTGTGTAAAATCTCAATATTTAACACTTTATTTGTGAATCCTTTGAGGAATGCTTGTGATGTATAGTGAATATCATAGAAATCCCACACACCTTCGAAGTAATCTGGCTTGTCTAGGCCCACTTCTCGTATGGTTTTTCCCTTTGCTGCCAAAAATAGACCATCTAGTACCACTACATCATCAGGTTTTCCATAAAATGTGACATATTCATGTCCTTGAGGGTTAATGTGTAACACTTTTCCATGGTGCTTACCTGCTGTCCACACATCCATGTCCCACCAAACTGCATTTTCACCTAAATGTGCTGTTCCTGCTGGCCCAACAAAGCCTGTTTCTGGTAAATTCAACAGATCTGATAGTTTCTTTTTAAAATTTTCGGGGGTTTCTCTAATTTCGATGTCATCATGACAGAAAATTACGATATCATCGTCTGCTGGGTCAATTTTCTCGAATGCGCTCTTATATGCTGCAAATATAGACTTAGCCCCGGACATTAAAAAGATTTTAACCCCACAACTTATAAGATATTTTAGTAACTTATCTGTTGTTTGGGTTACATTGTTTCTATCTCTAGTACATATGATGGCGTTAATGTTCATAAACTATAATATATGGATATTAATAAAATTTTTATGGAAAACCAAAAATTATTAGAAGAATTTAAAAAGTGTTCCACTGACCCTGCGTATTTTATTTCCAATTACATAAAAGTTACACACCCTGTAAGAGGTTTGGTTCCATTTAATTTATATCCATTTCAGGAAAGAATAATTTCTGAACTTCAGGGAAATAGATTCAATATTCTTCGTAAGTTTAGACAGGCTGGATGTACCACAATCGCTGCTGCTTACTCTTTATGGACTGCTATTTTCCAAAAGCACAAATCTATCGTAATTTTATCTAAGGGCGATGCTGAATCAACAGAAGTCCTTGATAGAATTAAACTTATGTACGATGAGCTTCCTGAGTTTTTAAAACCCGGAATCATAGAAGACAATAAGCACACTTTAAAACTTAAAACTAATTCGGTAATTAAATCTAGACCATCAGGTAAGCAGTCTGGTCGTTCACTAGCTGGATCTTTACTTATAATTGATGAGGCTGCATTCATTGAAAACATTGATACCATCTGGGCAGCAGTCTATCCTATTATTTCTACTGGTGGTCGAGCATTTGTTCTTTCAACCGTAAATGGTATTGGTAACTGGTATCATGAAGTTTACCAAAAAGCTATAAACAAAGAGAATGCTTTTAATGCTATAGATATTTCGTGGAAAGAACACCCTGAGTATGCCTATAATCCAAACTTCTCACATCTTTATGAAGACATGGCTAAGAAGGGTTTGGATATTCATAAGTGGGAAGATACGACTAAGGCAAATATGCCAACCAAGCAATGGCTTCAGGAATATGAGTGCTCGTTCCTAGGAACAGGAGATACTTATATTGAAGGTGAAGTTCTTAAGCAGGTATTAGAGAATGTGAGCCATGAATACTATACGAAATATAATAATCGAATGAGGGTTTGGCAAGATGCTCAACCCCATTACTCTTATGTGATAGCCTGTGATGTTTCCCTAGGAAGAGATAGAGATTATTCAGCTTTTCATATAATTAATATGTATAATGGACAGCAAGTTGCTGAGTTCTATTCAAATAGAACCTCGATTAACGATTTTGCTAAAATCCTGTTCAACGAAGGTATGCTATATAATGTAGCTCCTATCGTATGCGAACGCAATACTATAGGTAACAATTTAATCGACTGGCTCTATAATAACTTTGAATATGAAAATCTCTGGGCTGATGAGAAAGGCGACATGGGATTCTTAGTAACTGCTAAAAACCGAGAAACCATACTTGCTGAACTAGAAGAAGCAATCAGAACTAATTTAGTTAAGATTAACTCTGAAAGAACCGCTAGTGAGCTAACTACTTTTATCATAACAGAGACAGGCAGAGTTGAAGCTGAAAAGAATCATCATGATGATTTAATTATGAGCTTGGCTTTGGCTGTTCATACTTATAAACAAATTCTTGATACGACTCCTATGGAGTTCATGTCTAGAACTGGAACTGAAGAGAAGCCACCTATGCCCGCTTTAGGATTTAAAAATCATGTTGATCCTGTAACAGGCAAGAGAGTGACACAGAAGATTACTGAGGATGAATATAAATGGCTGATGAGATAAAAAAGAATCTAAACGAAGGGTATACTAATTTCGGTGGAACAGAAAACCGAGCAGGATCCTTCTACGTTCCAACAGGTCCAATAGGTAGATTCTTTGCAAAGTTCTTTGCTACAAAAGCTCAGTTACCAGCACAGCAAGCCCTAGATGCTGGAAAAGTAGTTCCTGAAACTGGTGATACAGTATTAACCAGTCCTACCCAAATAATTAAAACCGAAACGGTTGATAGCGGTCCAGCTTTAGGTGGAGTTTCAAGAAACCCAATCCTACCTCAACTAGAACTTAATAGAAGACGTAGATATAAAGATTATGAGGAGATGGATGAATATCCCGAGATTGGAGCAGCCTTTGATATTTACGCCGATGACTGCACTCAAAAAGGTACACGCTCTGAACGATGGACTATAAAATCTGATAACGATATGGCAGTAGAAGAAGTTGAGAGAATGTTCACTCACATTAATCTTGACAAGCTAATCTGGGATATCACAAGAAACTCTGTAAAGTATGGTGATTGCTTTGTTGAATTAATTGTAGATCTTGATAATCCAAATGAAGGTATTAAGAAGATTAAGATTCTAAACCCTAACTGGATTCTTAGAGTAGAAAATGAGTTTGGATATCTTAAAAAGTTCTTACAAGAAATTCCAAATTCAGAGAGTATGCAATACGCTGAAATGGGTCAATCTAGCGCAAGTAGACCTTTACGGTATATTGAACTTGATAAGCATCAGATTGTTCACTTCAGACTACACACATCAGACCCTGTATTCTATCCATATGGTAAATCAATTGCTGCCATGTGCCATAGAATATTTCAATCACTTAGAATGATGGAAGAGGCTATGATGATCTATAGATTATCAAGAGCACCTGAGCGTCGTATATTCTATGTTGATACTGGTAATTTACCAACAAGCAAAGCTGAAATGTTTATTGAACGTCTAAAGCAGAAGTTTAAGAAAGAGCGTTTCTACAATACATCAAGAGAGACTGTAGATGCTAGATTCAATCCTATGACCATGGATGAGGATTATTTTGTGCCTACAAAAAATGGTAAAGGAACTAAAATTGAAACCCTTCCCGGAGCACAGAATCTAGGAGAGATCGAAGACGTAAAATACTACAGAGATAAGCTATTA